AAAATCTCTTTCCTCGTTATCAATCTCTCTTCTTACTCTAACTGTTTTACTTTCTCCTTGTTTATCGTTTAAGTCTCGCAATGAGTAAGCTGCAGCAGCACCACCAACTAATTTACTAAGTAATGGTTCTTTTACTCCTATTTTTGGAGACGCTGTCCTGTCGGCAACAATAGATGACCCATCTGCAAATCCTATGGTTTTTACCCCTGCCTCTTTTGCCCTATTGACAGACATAGATGAACCATCTGAGAAACCTAATACTCTTGGCATAAATTAGTAACTAACGTTAGCTCCTGAACCACTTGTAGACATATTGATACTAGGTCTACGGATAGATAAAGCTGATGTTCCTGTTGTACCTTTTTTCTTTTTTCCTGTTAACTTCTTGTTCTCTACTACCTTTGCGGTTTTAGTAGGAGCAGGAGGAGCAGGAGGCGGAGCTACAGGAGCGGGGATGTTGGGTGTTTTTGGCATACACATAATTATTCTTTCTTTAATATATTTTCGTTTTGGATTTCGAACTGATGTTTTAAAAAGTTTACTACGGAGCGTTGACCTGATTGAAAGTCTATATCTCTAAGACCCTCTTTAGGTGTGAAGTCCCTTTTAGGGAAAACTACATTTAACTCCTTCAGCAAACTACTAGTGACAGTTGGAAAAGAATTTTTCATATTAGTTCTTACCTTTCTTTCGTTCCAACATTCCTAGTGCTAGGGTTGAATATCCAATTAAGTCTTTGAAGATGTCTGCAACCGTGTCTCCCTTGGTCTCAAGAGATAACCCTGCGTTACAGAATGCTTTAAGTCTTTGCATTTTATCTCCGATACGTAAGCTAAGACCAATAATAGGGTCAACACCAAAGCTATCCGCTTCGTCAAAGTTAGCAAAAGGGTTAGAATGCTCTCGTCCACCTGTGTAATCATTATTCTTTTTCTTGGTTAATTCTTTTAGTTCTTCGAATGTGTTGTGTTGGAAAGCAAACCACCATTCTTTATTATAATGTTGATTCATCTCCGCATCTTGGGGCTCTTGGTATATGATTTCGTAGCCTAACCATTCAGCTAAAGCGTGTTCAGCCTTAGCTCCTTTAGAATGTGTCCAACCTTGTAGCATATATATTGTATTACAATCTTGGAACAATACTTCTATGTCCTTTTTAATAATACTCTCTATAGAGATATCATTAGGGAGCTTATTCCAATTATAGTCTTCAGGTAAATCCTGAGGCTCAAAGCCCATTTCTTGAGCTAAGTGAGCAGGACTAACAACGGTGTGTCCTAACTCTTTTAGTTTTAAGGATGCTTTGTGAAACGATTCAAAGTTAAACCGCTCATACCCTGTCATTGGTCCTGATATATAGATTATTTTGTCGGTAGCCATAATTTTACTTCTCCTTCTATGTAGTTTTCGTTGCGTAATATGTAAGCCATTCTTGCTGTAAGAAGATCATCATATTCTGTAAGACCTTTCTTCTCATAGGCATCTACAATAGTTGCCCAAGAAGCTCCGTCTTTATCTAATATTTTTCGAGCTGTTACAGGACCGACACCCTTGATACCCTCAAAGCCATCAACTTTATCTCCTGTTAGCGTTTGTACTAAATGATTATAGTTAGCCTCTTCTAGTGTAAGAGTTTTAGTTTCCTTACTTAGAAAGTTATACCAAGTAATAGGAAGGGTAGCGAAATCCTTATCACCACTAACTGCAATGGTTGTATTAGGTTTCTTAGTACACATAATCCCTATAACATCATCAGCTTCGAGTCTGTCCATCATGATAGTAGGATGTCTTGCTTTGGTAGCTTCAATGATTGTGCTTAAACCTAGAGGCTTACGTTTAGCCTTACGATTAGATTTATAGGAAGGTAATAACTCTGTACGAAAATTATCGGGGGAAGTAAATGAAACAAAATACTCCTTAACCTTAATCGTATTACATATACTGTCAACCATATCATCCACGTAGGCTATGGCTTGTCGAGTATCTGTGTGTATTGTATGTATATCATCACTCCAACGTGACTCAGTTTCGTTTGAGAACGCTGAACGATATACTAGCATGTCTCCGTCTATGTATGCTTCCATTATTTCTTCTTTGGTTTAGGTTTAGTTTTGGTATAGGTTTTCTTTGCTAGTAATGTCATTGTTCTCATTAGTGGTTTGGTTCTATGGTTACTTTGTAGGTTTTGTCAAAATCAGCATTAACGTCTGAGTAGTCGCCATTACTGACTGCTGTTTGTACTTCGCCAAGGGTGTTGGCAGTTACTGTGCATGTTTCTGTTACTGTGAATGTTGTCTGCATGTTAGTTTGTCTCTGCCCAATTGTTACCTATGCTATACTCTCCGTCTAATGGGCATTTAAACTTGAGGGTATCTCCTGCATTCTTGAGGGCTTGAACAAAAGATTGTCCTAACTCATCGGCATGCCCTTCGTCACATGAGAACTGAACCTCATCGTGAATGTTGGCGTGTAATTGGTAGGGGTGCTTCGCTATCTTTAAGAACTCTACAACAGACTGCTTCATAATCACAGCTCCTGCAGATTGCAGTAAAAGATTCAACGCAGAGTGCGGTGAACGACAGGGGAGCTTACGACCATCGAGACCTATAAGGGTATTACTAGTCTCGACTTTGTGAGCTACAGCATCCCATAGCTTCTGATAAGCGGGGATACTTTGTTTAAATTTATTCTTTAATCGTTTACCATCTTGAGATGTACCACCGACAATCTTACCTATCTTAGCATCGCCTGCTCCGTAGATTGTTCCGTAGATAAATGTTTTAGCATCATCACGAGTAGGTAATCCTGCAGCTTTCTGATTAACAGTATGTATATCATCTTCTACAATCTTACGTCCATACTCGCCCTCATCCCATATAGAGAGGTAGTGGGCTAAACACCGTAGTTCTAGTCCTGATGCATCACATCCAACTAACACCTTACCAAAAGGTGCGGTGAATAATGAACGACACTCTTTACCGTAGGGTGCTCTTACAGCAGGTACTTGAGCAACATTAGGGTTATTGTGGCTACACCGACCACTAACACATCCATTAGTATTAACTCTGCCATGTATCATTCCTCCTTGTTCTAGTTTAAGCCATGCTTGCTTACCTTCAGCTAACTGACCTAAACGTTTTGTTAGTAATAAATATTCACAGAGTTTTAAAGCTTCGGGTGTACCAATATCTTTCAATACACCTTCGTTAATTGCAGGACGCTTGCCCTCATATGCTTTGGGTTTCCAACCTAAATTTATAAGTTGCTCACAGATTTGGTCACGACTGTTAGGATTGAATGGAATCTCTTTCTTCTTCTGCTCACCTTTAAATATTTGATTAGCAGAGTATCCAACCTCAATCATTGATTTCTTAGTAGGGAAGTTATCGCCCATACCATTCGTGTACCAAAAGCTTTTAAGTGTCTCTACCTTCGGTGGGAACAATACTTGAAACTCTTGGTGTAGTTTCTGTCTAGTAATCATTAACTCAGCTACTAACTTCTCAGCGTTCTCTGTGTCGAAAGGGAAACCGTTATACTCTTGCTTACGCATAACACTAGCAAAGGTATGTTCTAGTTCTAACATCTGCTCTGCAGGTTGATGTTTCATTAGAAACGTAAATAGTTTTTTAGTGACGACTACGTCTTGTACACAATAAGCCTCTAGCTCAGGAGTCCACCGAGACCAATCTTCTGTCTCTCCGTGATTGTCCTTGAGAGCTCCTAGTCTTTGTCCCCAAGCTTTTAAACTATGAGAGGCAATAAGCTTTAGGTCAGGTTCATTAGCAAAGCTTGATTTAAACAAGTCAGGAAAAATACACCGAGCCATAACTAGAGTGTCATAGACTTTACTATGAGTGAACCCAAATAATTTGTTGAGGGCAGGGTAGTCAAATCCTATAGAGTTATGACCAACAATCATGTCAGCTTTCTCTAATAAGTATATAGCTTCCTTTAAGTTGTCTTGTTTATATTTATAAACCTTATCTTCATTATCTATAATAACAAGACTATGTACGCACTCTAAGTCCGTAAGTTTTGTAAAATCATTTAGACCATTAGTTTCTATATCAAAAAATAAAATGTTATTCATCTTGTGTCTTTTCAGTTGTAGGGATTAGTCGTGTGAGGGGGAGGATAATTCCTCGTGATGTATTATTATCTCCACCCCGAACATCAGCTCGTGTCTTCTTGAGTGGTTCAATCATTTCTCGAAGGAGTGGTGTTGGGTAAAATATAATAAGATTTTCTACTACAAAGCAGAAGTAGTCAGCTTCGCTTTTTGCTACGCCACTAGGCTTTCCTCGTGACATATACTCAACAAATACGTTTCCTGTCTTCTTGGCAAGCATATCTTTTTTTATTTCTATTTTTTTCTTAGATAGCATTTCGCCTATTTCCTTTTCGGCTGTTTGTCCGACCTCTAGGTCGTATCTGAAGTTTGAGCAATATTTCATATTAGAAGGGGTTTTCTCCATCAGGAACGTAAGTCTCCTCAGACATAAGTCCTGTTTGAGTGTTGTAGATAAGGTTACAAGCGATGCCTGTATCACCACTAAATCTAGATTTTAATACAGCAAATTTAACTATATTTCTATCAGATTTTTCGGCTGCCATCATGTTCCTAGCAAATCCTATTATATCGAAACTTATTTGTTTAATTGATCCAGATCCTTTTATAGAATCTAAATTAGGCATAATACCTTCCTCAAAACTTTTACCTTCACCAGAACTTTTTCTTAAGTGAGATATTAATGTTAAGTGAATATTATATCTTTTAACAATTTTTAACAAAGAACTCATAACTTTATCAACCGCTTCATTTCCAGTAGCACCGTCTACACCTTCACTTACAGCAATAGTTATATGATCAAGTATCAAATAATTACAACCTAACGCTGCTAAGTATTCAATCCTATCTAACAAAGAAGTATCAGCTACAGATCCTTGGTGGTCTAAAAGAATTAATCTTTCATCACCAAATACTTTTTCATAACCTTTACGTGC